GAACTACACTGGAATGTTTATAAAGATGGTACGTTTGAAGCTAATCGTGATAAAATATACAGTGATTTCAAACAAAAGAATGATCGTTATGTTGGTTTGCTTGCTAAGGAATTTGAAATGCGTAAAGCCGCTTCCAAGTTTGCTAAAGCCAAAGTGTCAGAATCTGGTGATATTGATATCAGCCGTATCTACAAATACCAAGTTGATGATAATATCTTCCGTAAGATTACTAAAGTGCCAAAGGGCAAGTCACATGGTTTGGTTATGATGTTTGACCGCTCAGGTTCTATGCAATATAACATGGCACCAACAATCGAACAAATGATGGTTGTGGCAACATTCTGTCGTAAAGTTAACATTCCATTCGTGGTGTATGGCTTCGGTAACAATATAGCTGGTTTCGAAATCGACCACGGTCGCCGTTCGAATGGTCAATGTTTTACTTCCAATACTGGTGAGTTGGCATGTGGTGAGGTTTTCTTACGTGAGTATATTAATTCACGTATGAACAACACCGACTTCCAACGTTCTATGAAAAACTTGGCTGTGTTGGCTAATTCATACACTGGTCGTGTTAAACGTAGTTACACTGTTCCATACAGTGAAGGTTTGTCGAACACTCCGATGCTTGAAGCCATGATTGCTTTGCAGCCATTGACTAAACAATTCCGTGAGCAAAACAAACTTGATATTGTTAATATGGTTCTGTTGCATGATGGTGATACCGACAGCATTAACTATACATACGGTTCTAGTAACACAGAATGGTTTGATGTGAAACGCCAAAACGTTGTGGTGCAAGATAAGAAAGAAAAATTTCAGTCTATTGCACCTCACATGGAATATGACAATGGTTTGCGCAAATCAGTTTTCGAATGGTACACACACACAACTGGTGCTAAAATTATTGGCTTCTTTATTTCGCCACCTGGTGCTGGTGTTCGTAGTTCGGTTGAACGCCGTTACATTGATACTAATGGTAAGTGCTTGTGGGATGAACGTAATGTTCCTGGTAAGTTTTATGAAACAAAAGCCAAGTCTGATGCCTTGGTCAAAGAACTGAAAACCAACCGATTCTTGGAATCACATAATGCTGGCTACAAAAAGTTCTTTTTGATTCCTGGTGGTGATGAACTCTCAGTTGAAAACGAAAGTTTACAAATTGAAGGCGATTTTACTGCATCTAAATTGCGTAATGCATTTATCAAAATGAACAAAAAGAAACAGATCAGCCGTGTGTTGGTGAATCGTTTTATTGGTGAAATTGCGGTATAAATTTTGAAATACCACTTGACAAGGTGGTGTTTTTCTGTTAAACTACTTGTATTGATTGATTAATTGGAGTTGTAATGAGTAAACGTGATGCTTTCCTGTCGCTGGCTGCCTCTACTGGTAAGTCTATTATGTCTCGTAATGAGATTGGTATGCTATGTGATGAGAATGGCATTGCCTTTCCTCAATGGTTCACTAAAAATCCTGAGAATCGTGCAGGTCGAAATTTGTATAAAATGCCTGGTGCTTCGGCATCTATTGTTGAGAATGTTGTGCCTATGAAAAAAGAATCCGCACCAGCGCCTGTTGTTGGTAATCGTATCGCTAGTGTGACTACCGATTTGGAAACTGAGAATCTGATTCCTTCAGTTTATAAGAACTATGTGCCATTTGGCAACTACCAAGACTTGCTGGCGATTGTGCAAAGTAATCAGTTCTTCCCAATCTTCATTACTGGTCAATCTGGTAACGGTAAGACTATGTCCGTAGAACAAGCCTGTGCCAAAGCCAAGCGCAAATTCGTTTGTATCTCTATGACACCTGATACCGATGAATCTGATTTGCTCGGTAACTATGTTTTGATTAATGGTCAGATGGAATGGCGTGATGGTCCGGTGACAGTTGCCGCCCGACAAGGTGCAGTATTGTGTATTGATGAAATTGACTACGGTGCACAAAACTTGTCCTGTTTGCAACGGGTTCTCGAAGGTAAACCTTTTATGTTGAAAAAGAAAGGTGAGACTGTTACACCAGCCACCGGCTTTACGATTGTTGCTACTGCTAACACTAAGGGTAAAGGTTCCGATGATGGTCGCTATATGTTTACCAACGTTCTTAACGAAGCATTCTTGGAACGATTCTTGAACACTTATGAGCAAGAATACCCACCAGTTGCAGTTGAAAAGAAAATTATCAAAAAAGAATTGGTTGCTTCAGGTAAGGAAGACAATGACTTTGCCGATATGTTGGTAATGTGGGCTGATACAATTCGTAAGACTTATGCAGAAGGTGGTGTTGATGAAATTATCTCCACACGCCGTCTGGTACATATCTGTAAGACTTACGGTGTGCATGGTGACCGAATGAAGTCTGTTGGTTTGTGTTTGAATCGTTTTGATGATGACACTAAAATGTCCTTCCTTGATTTGTACACTAAACTGGACGCTGAGTCCAAAAAAGTGGATGAACCTGTGATTTCCGAAGACGAGAAAATTGCACCATCAGATTTTGATGTTGAAATTCCTTTCTAAGTAATTTCATTATTACCGCACAGAGTATTGACTTACTCTGTGCTTTTTGCTATGATGTTACATATTGAGATATAATCACCTCTCAATTTAAATTAAAGTGTGATTTTATTATGGAGTTAAATATGAGTAAATTATCTGCTAAAGAAAAAATGTTGGCCGCTTTGTCTAAGAAAGAAGGCTACAACACATTCACCGTTGCACAGGCTCGCCATCGTTTTGGTGTAACCAACGTAGCGGCACGTATTAGTGAATTGCGTCAGGATGGCCATGCTATCTACTTGAACACACGCAAATTGGAAGATGGTCGTAAGATTTCCTTCTATCGCCTTGGCACACCAACTAAGCGTATGTCCAAAGCCAACCGCACTTTTGCCTAAAATTCGGTGAAATTTTTTGAGGGACGTGATATATACTTGTATCACTCCCTCTTTTTTATGGATATATTATGGAAATTAAAGTTAAAATTGAAGACTTGAAACAACATAGATTGTTTGTTGCTACACCAATGTACGGTGGTCAGGCACATGGCATGTATGTTAAGGCTTGTCTTGACTTGCAAGGTTTGCTGAATAAGTATGGTGTCGAAGTTCGATTCTCATTCTTGTTTAATGAATCCCTCATTACAAGGGCACGTAATTATCTGGTTGATGAATTCTTGCGTTCGGATTGTACGCACATGCTGTTCATTGATTCGGATGTACATTATAATCCCCAAGACGTTATCGCATTGCTGGCGCTGGACAAAGATGTTATCGGTGGTCCATATCCCAAGAAAGCAATTAACTGGAATAACGTAGCACACGCCGCACGTACACACAAAGACCTTGCGCCAAGTGAATTGGAAAATGTTGTTGGCGATTATGTCTTTAACGTTGTAAAAGGCACACAACAATTCTCTGTAAATGAACCTTTGGAGGTTATGGAGATTGGTACTGGTTATATGATGATTAAACGTCATGTGTTTAAGATAATGGAAGAAGCATATCCACAATTGCGTTACAAACCAGATCATGTTGGTCAAGCGCACTTTGATGGTACACGATACATCCATGCATACTTTGATACAATCATTGATACCGTTGATAGTGCAACGGGTGGTGGTTCTGACCGTTACTTGTCGGAGGATTATATGTTTTGCCAACTCTGGCGCAAAACAGGTGGTACAATCTTCTTGTGTCCATGGATGAGAACACAACACATCGGCACATACCCATTTACAGGTAACATGCCCAAAATTGCTGAACTCACAGGAAAATTATAATGGAAGATGCGACTAAAGGTCGCAAGTATGATGGTGGTAAACTTGAGTATGGTTTACTACCACCTCTTGCACTAGAAGAAACTGTTCGGGTACTGACCTTCGGTGCTCAAAAGTATGAGCGAGACAACTGGCAAAAAGTACCTGATTCTAAACGCAGATACTTTGATGCTATGCAGAGACACATATGGTCATGGAAACAGGGTGAAATAAATGATCCTGAATCTGGTATTCATCACTTGGCACATGCTATGTGTTGCTTGATGTTTTTGTATGAACATGATATAATGTACTCACGTGACAATGAATTTTATAATGGAGAAACTAAATGAAACTATCTAAAGAAACACAAGAACTTTTGAAAAACTTTGCAAGCATTAATGACGGTATTGTATTCCGTTCAGGTAATGTATTGCGCACCTGTGATGCATCTAAACAAGTCTTGGCTGAGACTACAATCAATGAGACAATCACTTCCGACTTTGGCATTTTTGACTTGAATCGTTTTTTATCTGCTATGAGTTTGCATGAAGGCGATTCTGAGTTGGAGTTTGACGACAAGGCAGTTACAATGACTGATACATCCGGTCGTATGAAAAATTTCTATCGTATTTGTGATGTTTCGATGGTGAAGAATGCGCCTGAGAAATCAATCGTTATGCCCACAAGTGATGTTACTTTCACACTCGACCAGAAAGATTTTGCGTCAATTCAACGTGCCGCATCTGTCTTGGGTACTCCACACATTGCCATCAAATCTGATGGTAGCAAAGTATTCTTGTCCGCAATCGACAACAAAAATACATCTACACACACTAGCCAAATTGAAATTGGCACAAATGATTCCGGTAAGAAGTATACTATGTTGTTCAAGACCGAGAACATGAAAATGATTCCTGGTACATATGAAATCACCATCTCCTTTAAAGGTCTCGCACGATTCAAAAATACTGCGAAGCCATTGCAATATTGGGTTGCAACAGAAGTTGGTTCTTCTGGAGAAGCATAATGTTTCAATACGTTACTGATACCAATAAACATGCTTGGTGCATTAACGTTAACAAAATAACCAAGGTAACAGAAGGTGATAATGTTACCTTGATTTATTTTGATAATGGTGATATAATCAAGACCAGCACACCAATGCTTACTTTGGTGCCATTCTTGAACAGTCGTTCTTGATTTGAATTTTATATTATGGAGTTGTTATGGAACATATGATTTGGGTCGAGAAACATCGTCCCCAAACAATTGATGAATGTATTTTACCTGAACGCCTTAAGAAGCCATTCCAGGAATACGTAAGGTCAAATCACATTCCTCATTTGTTACTATCAGGTAGCGCAGGTGTTGGCAAGACCACCGTTGCTAAAGCATTGTGTAATCAGATTGGTGCAGACTATCTGGTTATCAACGGCTCGGATGAAGGTCGTCTGATTGATACGTTCCGAACTAAGATTAAAGACTTTGCATCATCAACATCATTCACTGGTGGTAAGAAAGTTATTATCATTGATGAAGCTGACTATATGAATGCCGAATCTGTTCAGCCTGCGTTGCGTAACTTTATGGAAGAGTTTGCCGCTAACTGTTCGTTTATTTTCACATGTAACTTTAAGAGTAAGATTATTGATCCATTGCATTCTCGGTGTGCGGTGATTGACTTCACTTTGAAGAATGATGAAAAGACACCAATGGCTGGTATGTTCTTCAAACGCATTCAAGGTATTCTTGATACAGAAGGTGTTGAGTATGAACCTAAAGTTATCGCAGAGTTGGTGAAGAAACACTTCCCAGACTTCCGCCGCATTCTTAATGAGTTGCAAAGATATGCACAGTTTGGTAAAATCGACACCGGTATCTTAGCACAACTTGCTGATGTATCTATTGGTGAGATTGTTAAACACTTGAAAGCGAAAGACTTTGGTGCGATTCGTAAGTGGGTTGCTGTTGCTGACGTTGATCCTACCACACTGTATCGCAAACTGTATGATAACTTGTATGATGTTTTGCAACCACAAAGCATTCCTCAAGCGGTCATCATTCTTGCAGACTATCAATACAAACAAGCCTTCGTTGCTGACCATGAAATCAACACAGTTGCATGTTTGACTGAGTTGATGGTAAGTGTGGAGTTCAAATGAATGAACTACTAAAACCCACATTTGATTGGATAAAAGATGATTATAGAACTCATCCTTTACGCTTTTGCGTTGAGTTGTTTGCTTGGGCTATTAGTATTGGTTGTTCAATTACAATGGCAGTTACAGTCCCGAGTCCTCCACTACTTATTTTATATCCTATCTGGATCTGTGGTTGTGCTATGTATGCTTGGGCTGCTTACACTAGGAAATCGTTTGGGATGTTGGCTAACTACATCTTGCTAACAACGATTGATACGATTGGACTTATTAGAATGTGGTTATGATTAATTCTGTAATGATGGGTAAGTCTCTGGGTTGGTTCAACAAGAATCAAATCTATGAAATGAAAAATCAGATTGGTGCTGTTGTTTACTCAATTGCTTTTTTGAATGAGAAGCCTGAACAACATGTATATCCATTCGAAGTTGAGGATACAATTTACTTCGGAATGTCTGGTGGAAAAAAGGTTGATTATTTTTTCGATAGAAAAGATAAGACAACTGGAAGAGGTAAAACATATACTTTATTTGCCAGCAGAATCAAAACACATTTCATGTATCTGCAAAAATATGGCAACTCCAATGAAGAGAAGTATAATTTATTCCATGAAACATACCTGCCTAGTTTGAATAGAGATAGACAATTTTTTGTTCATCTTTTTGTTCCTAACGAAAATATGGTTGAGGATTTTCTCCAGCGTCCATTCATCAGCGCAATTGAATCTGATTTCATTCTGCAATATGGTTGCAAATTTAAAAAGATTCCTCTTATGAATATAGATGAAAAGTATGATAGATATACAGGTTACATTAATTCAGTTTCTGGTAAAATTAGAGATTTTTCTGAGTGTAATAGTTTAAGTGAGTTTTTATGATATATGATGTGAATGTTCCCAACACAATTGGACACCAAACTATTATTGCTACAACAAACAATACGGCACCACCACCAACAACTGTTAAGATTGCAAAACCTGTATCCTACCAGTTTCAAGTCGTAGAGTATACTGATGGTAACGACAAAGTGGTTAAGGTTGAATTGCAGGTCCAACAGACTGAGCATGATAACAATGGTAATACCATTATGTCTTCTGGTTTCAAACCAGTGCCACGAATTAGAATGCCTTTGCCATGAGTAGCCCATTTGATTATGTAAACGATATCCTTCAAGGTAAGAAGAACATTATCGTGGATGCTCAAACTGAGAAAGCATACGAGCCATACTTGGTGAACAAATCACTTTCCTATCATAAGGACTGTATTATGTACGCCAATGAAATGAATCGTAGACACCAGATTGATAAAAAACTACAAAATGATTATTTGCTAAATACTATCAGGTCTAGAAAAAGACCGTTCAATAAGTGGGTTAAGGCTGATAAAAGTGAAGATTTAGCATGTGTGAAGATATACTTTGGTTACTCTGATGCCAAAGCACGTGAAGCCTTGCGCCTACTTTCCGATGAACAAATCCAACAATTAAAAGAAAAAACCGACCCAGGTGGATTGAGGAAATGATATATGGTAGACTTAGCAAATTTTGTCGAGGTGACACTAAAAGAACAAGATGATTTCTTAAAAGTACGTGAAACCTTAACGAGGATTGGTGTTGCTTCTCGTAAAGAAAAGATGCTGTACCAGTCCTGTCACATTCTACATAAGAAAGGACAATATTACATTGTCCACTTTAAAGAACTGTTTGCGTTAGATGGTAAACCATCCAATATCTCAGACAATGACATTGAAAGACGTAACGCTATTGCAAAACTTTTGGAAGAATGGGGTTTAGTTAAGATTGTGAATCCCGATGTGATGGGTGAGTTGATTGCTCCATTGCATCAGATTAAGATTATTGCTTTCCGCGAGAAAGATGACTGGCAGTTGGTCAGTAAGTATAACATTGGTAAGAAGCCACAAGAATAATGAGATTACATCATGAAAAAAGTGAAAGAAGAAATTACAAAACTGAAGAACATCTACACTGGTGAAACTGTGTTGACTAGCAACTTGTTTGAGAAAAGAGTTGAGAGTACAATGACATTCATCCAGGTGTACACCGAGGAAAATCCTAATAGAAAATACTTTGTGAATGGTGAAGCATTCAAAAAAGTTGCTAAATAAGATTAACACCCTCGGGATGGGAAACTAGGAGACGGCATGCCTAGTAAAATAATGACCGTCAAAATTATGGCTGGATGCGGAATGTCTTCGGAGTTTTGCCATCCAGTTTTTCGAACCCACCTTAGGGCTGTTTGATGCTACGGTATAAGGCGTCCGAGCAATTGAACTGCCATTCGTTAATTGGCGCTGGATAAAGTAACCAGCACTGCTATGCCATTTTGGGTAGCATAATTTTAACTTGCTTTAATTAGGAGAACTATATGACATTACATAACCCACGTGTTCAATTCGGACAATTACTTCCATCGACTGTTGGTTTCGACCACTTCTTTGATGCGATTGAAACTCTGTCTGCTGACAAATACACTTCAACATTCCCACCACACAACATAGTTAAGATTGACGAAAATAATTATCTGGTTGAGTTGGCTATCGCTGGCTTTTCCGATGATGATATCTCAATTGAAGTTGTTAAGAATCAACTGGAAATTTCTGGTAAGAAGACTGATAAAGATGAGAATCGTTCTTATTTGCATCATGGTATCGGTACCCGTTCTTTCAAGAAAACAGTCCACATGGCTGACACGGTTCAGGTAAAAGGAGCGTCCCTATCGGACGGTATTTTAACCATTGAACTGGAGAACATCGTACCAGAGGAAAACTTGCCAAAACGCATTCCAATCGTTTCTGGCGGTAAGAAGAAAGTATTACCAAGTAAGACGGAACTCTTACAAGAATAATGCTTGACGAACCTGCCTTTTTGGTGTATAATTTACTCAGAAAGGCAGATTATGAACGAAGCATACCTCCGTAAGTTGACATCCGATGAAGTGCGTGAGACTTTAATGTTTTGCGGATTTGTGGATACATATCATTGTAAGACTAAAGAACTTGACAAGAATGGCAAAGCCAGTTATACTTTTAAGACTAACATTGGCCCTGTCATTGTTAATGGTTCTAAATCTATATACGTGAACGGAAAGCGATTTCCGTCTTTAACACAAGCCCGCTATGAATTGGGAAAATATTTAACATGAAATTTGCTATTGCATCGGATGTCCATCTAGAGTTTGGACGCCTAGAATTATTTAATGATGAAGACGCAGACGTATTGGTACTGTCCGGTGATATCTGTGTCGCCAAAGATTTGAATGAACGTGATGTATATGAACTTTCTGGACAGAATCGTTCTTCCATGTATCACACATTCTTCCAAGAATGCTGTGCTAGATTTGCACATGTTGTTTATGTCGCTGGCAACCATGAACACTATCATGGTGATTTTGCTAAAACAACAACACGCCTTCGCCAGTTCTTGGCATATCTTCCTAATCTCCATATCTTGGAGAAAGAAACATTCACGTACAAAGATGTTACCTTTATCGGTGGCACATTATGGACTGACATGAACAAGGAAGATCCACAAACATTATATGGCATTCGCAGTTATATGAATGACTTTCAGATTGTGGAGAACAGTGCTAACCCAGTTCACTTCCGTGATACTGATGGAAATTTTCATACACGCACAGGAGCATTGTTGCCCGAGGAAGTTGTTGTCGAACACAAAGCAATGTTAACATTCATTGATGTGGTCACAAAAGTGTTGGGTCAGAATGATAAAAAGTATGTAGTTGTTGGTCATCACGCACCAAGTCGTCAGTCTACACATCCACGATACAAAGAAGACTTCATGGTGAACGGTGGTTACTCCTCTGAGTTGTCTGAGTTTATTCTTGACCGACCACAAATCAAAGCATGGACACATGGTCATACACATGAGCCGTTCGATTATATGATTGGTACAACACGCATCGTTTGTAATCCACGTGGTTATATCAATTACGAACAACGTGCGGATGATTTTAAACTACAGTATGTCGAAATTTGATTTAGCACATATGGAAGCAGCCGAGGTATACGCTAAGTTATCCTCTGCTGTTAGATTGAAAGTTGGTTGTGTTATTGTGAAAGATAACACAATCATTGGTATCGGTTACAATGGTATGCCATCTGGATGGGATAATACATGTGAAGATAAAATCTATTGTGAAGACGGCGATGTTTACGAACAACAATATCCTAAAGATTCCAACACTTGGGAAAGATATAAACTCGTAACAAAGAAAGAGGTACTACATGCTGAAACAAATGCTATTGCAAAACTTGCAAAAACTACCTCATCTGGCTTGGGTGCTAGTTTATTTGTTACTCACGCACCGTGCCTTGACTGTGCCAAACTGGTCTATCAGTCTGGA